ACAGACAAAGATCCTGCAGACATGCCAGCAAAAGGCGGTGAAGAATCAGGTCGTGAAGCACCAAGCAGTGAAAAAATGACAGATGCTTCAACAGAAGCAGATATGAAAGAAGTAAAGTAATAGGAAACTAGTTGATGCATTACTTACGTGAAAACCTAACATTCAACGAAGCGCAAATTGTTGTTGAATCGACCAACGAAGGCAAGGACCTTTACATGAAAGGCATTTGCATTCAAGGTGGCGTAGAGAATGCAAATCGCAGAGTATACCCTGTAGAAGAAATTGAACGTGCTGTTAAAACTATTAATGAGCAAGTGCAAAAAGGACAGAGTGTGCTAGGTGAAGTAGACCATCCAGATGATTTGAAAATTAATTTAGATCGTGTTAGCCATATGATACAAAGCATGTGGATGGATGGTCCAAATGGCTATGGCAAACTAAAGATTTTGCCTACTCCAATGGGCCAACTAGTAAAAACTATGTTAGATGCCGGTGTGCTTCTTGGCGTGAGTTCAAGAGGCAGTGGCGAAGTGGATGACACTACCGGGCAAGTTCGAGGGTTTGAAATGATCACTGTTGATATTGTAGCACAACCAAGTGCTCCAAATGCGTATCCAACAGCAGTGTATGAAGGACTGATGAACATGCGTGGCGGTCATGGTGTACTTGAGGTTGCTAAAGAAGCGCAATACAATCCAAAAGTACAAAAATACTTGAAAGACGAAGTGACTCGTCTTATCAAGGAATTAAAAATCGGGAGATAAACATGCTAGATGCTATCAAACCATTGCTAGATAGTGACTTAGTAAACGAAGAAACTCGCAGAGAAATCAGCGAAGCTTGGGATGCTAAGATAAACGAAACTCGAGAAGAAATTCGCACAGAACTTCGCGAAGAGTTTGCTCGTCGCTATGAGCATGACAAGAGTGTAATGGTTGAAGCATTAGATAAAATGGTAACTGAATCACTGGCCAAAGAAATCAATGAAATTGCACAAGAAAAACGTGCAATTGCAGAAGATCGTGTTAGTACCAAAGAGCAACTTGCAAAAGTTGCACAAACCTTTGAAACTTTTCTAACACAAAAGCTAAGTGAAGAGATCCGTGAACTACATGAAGATCGTAAAGCACAGCAAGAAAAAATCACAAAACTAGAACAGTTTGTAGTAGAAAATCTTGCAGAAGAAATTCAAGAATTTGCCACAGACAAAAAAGAATTAGTTGAAACAAGAGTTCGTCTAGTAGCCGAAGCCAAAGACAAACTAGAACAACTCAAGAAAAGCTTTATTGCTCGTAGTGCCAAAATGGTTCAGGAAACAGTTGCTAATAATCTAACTTCAGAGATTACACAGCTAAAAGAAGATATCCAGCTTGCTAAAGAAAACAACTTTGGACGCAAGATTTTTGAAGCATTTGCTGCAGAGTTTGGTACAAGTTACCTAAGCGAAAATGTTGAGATCAAAAAGCTGATGGATGCCATCAGTGAAAAAGAATCACAACTTGCAGAAGCAGAAGAAAAAATTGCACAAACCGAATCACTGGTCGAAAGCAAGGTGCAAGAGATAAACGTTATCAATGAAAGTGTACAAAGAACCAAAAAGATGGGTACACTACTAAAATCATTGAACAAAGAGAAAGCAGCTATTATGGAAAGTTTGTTAGAAAACGTTGCAACCAACAAACTAGATAGTGCATTCGAAAAGTATTTGCCAGCAGTTCTAAAGGAAAGCAAAGTTAGTGTTTCACAAACACTAACAGAGTCTACCAAAGAAGTAACTGGCAATAAAGGGACTGCCACCAAGGCCGATGAAAAGGGCAACATCATCGATATTAAAAGACTGGCAGGTTTAAAATAAAAACTAAAATATTAGGAGATGAAAAAAATGTCAAACGAACTACTTGAAAGTCGCTGGACAGAAACAAAGGACGCCCTACTAGAAGGTCTTGAGGGCTCTAAGAAAAACAGCATGGCTGTTATTCTAGAAAATACTAAGAAGCATCTTGCAGAAGCTAGCACAGCTGGCGCAACTAGTGCAGGTAACGTAGCTACACTTAACCGTGTGATTCTACCAGTTATCCGTCGTGTAATGCCAACTGTTATTGCAAACGAAATTGTTGGTGTACAGCCAATGCAAGGTCCTGTAAGCCAGATCCACACACTACGTGTTCGTTACGCTGACAGCGTAAACAGCACAAGTGGCACTGACGTTACAGCAGGTGACGAAGCACTGTCACCATTCAAGATTGCTACTGCATATTCTGGTGCACTAGATGACAAAGCTGCTCCAACAGCACAGTTAGAAGGTCAGCCAGGTAACCGTATCAACGTACAGATCTTGAAGCAAGCAGTCGAAGCCAAGACACGTAAGCTAAGTGCACGTTGGACATTCGAAGCTGCACAAGACGCTAACGCTATGCACGGTCTAGATGTTGAAGCAGAAGTAATGGCTGCACTAGCACAAGAAATCACTGCTGAAATTGACCAAGAGATCCTAGCATCTCTACGTGCTCTAGCAGCAACTGAAGAAACATACGACCAGAGTTCAATCACTGGTACTCCAACATACGTTGGTGACGAGCACGCTACACTGGCTATTCTTGTTAACCGTGTTGCCAACAAGATTGCTAGTCGTACACGTCGTGGCGCTGGTAACTGGGCAGTTGTGTCTCCACAGGCATTAACTATTCTACAAAGTGCAACAACTAGTGCATTTGCTCGCACAACTGAAGGTACTTTTGAAGCTCCAACCAACACTAAGTTTGTTGGTACACTAAATGGCGCTATGCGTGTATACGTAGACAGCTATGCAAGTGACAACACACCAGTACTAGTTGGTTACAAAGGTTCTACAGAAACAGACGCGGCAGCATTCTATTGCCCATATGTCCCGCTAATGAGCTCAGGTGTGATCCTTGATCCATCAACATTCGAGCCAGTAGTAGGCTTTATGACACGTTATGGTTATGTTGAGCTAACAAACACTGCTAGTTCATTGGGTAACGCAGGTGACTACCTAGGTGAAATCAGCATCAGCAACGTAAGCTTCTCTTAATAGTTTAGAAAGTTTACACGCTTCAAGAAGGGCAGTTTTTTAACTGCCTTTCTTTTTGTCCGTAAATAATATTATGATAGCATTTGCCTTAGGAAATGGCCGCAGCAGACTGGATATTGATTTTAAAAAATTAAAATCTGCAGGCACAGTGTTTGGTTGTAATGCATTGTACAGAGACTATTATCCAGATGTGCTGATTAGTACCGATCCTCCAATCAGTGAAGAAATACAGCACAGCGGCTATAGCCAATCAAACACGCACTACACTAGACAGCCGTTGCATCGCAGTGGCGCAAAACAAATAGATGATGTTTGCAAAGGATGGAGTTCGGGTCCTATTGCTGTGAGATATGCAAGCAAGCAACACCATCAAGTTTATCTTATTGGCTTTGATCTATCCAGCCCTGATGACAAAATAAACAATGTGTATGCTGGATCCGAATGCTATCGTCCTCCGGACAGTGATATTACCTACTACGGAAACTGGGTAGGGCAAATATGTAAAGTGTGGCGTGAGTTTCCACGTGTGAAGTTTACTAGAGTAACAACCTGGTACACTGACACACCAAAAGAATGGTCCAACTACGAAAACTACTCCGAAGTAGACATAAACGAGTTTACCTCTTGGCTAAATAAACAAATACAATAGGATAAAACAATGTCAAGAACTATTAGAGCTGACAATATTACACTAGACGGCAATGTAACCATCACAGGTCAAACCACTCTGGGCAATATCGAAGAAGTCACAGTTCAGCAAACACTAATCGAAGACAACTTTATTACTCTCAACAGAGGTGGCGGCAGTGCAAGTGGCATTACTCCTACTGATCCTGTTGATGGAGTACCTGCAGCAGGCATAGAAGTTGACAGAGGCGATCTTACAAATGCAAAATTAAGATACAACGAATCAGACGATCGCTGGGAAATTTCCAATGACGGAGTAAACTTTCTGGCAATTTCCGGCACCACTGGCGGTAGTGGACTAGAAAATGTAGTAGAAGATTTGTCACCACAACTAGGCGGTGATTTAGATGTTAACGGCCAAGACATTGTTAGTGTAACAAATGGCGATATTAGATTAGTTCCCGATGGTACAGGCAAACTCATACTCAACACATATGTAAGATTAGAAGAGGTTGCAAGTGCACCTAGTATGGCTGCCGGGTATGCTACTGTTTATGCGGACACAGTGAGCAGCGGTGGCAGTGGTGTATATGTGAGCAATACTTTAGGACAAGATGAATTAACTACTAAAAGAAAGGCAATTGCTTTTAGTATAGTATTTTGAGGTAAAAAATGGCAATTCAACAGACAACTTTAACAACTAGCCCTCAGTCAGTGTTTACTGCAAGCGCAGATACTGCTGTTACTATTGTAAACTTTTGCAATACAGCAAGCAGCATAGACACTGCTTTTGATTTTTATGTAATTCCGAGCGGTGAAAGTGCCGGCTCTGGCACACAAGTTTTAAATCAAGTAGAGCTAACGCAAACCAATACGTATGTGATTGATAGTGAGAGGTTTATTTTAGAATCAGGTGATGCATTGTTTGCATCTGCAAACAATGACGGAATTGTAACTGTTACAGTCAGTACAATAGGATTGTAATATGGGCAGATATATAAAAGTGCCACTGGCAACACAAACCACAGACGGCGTTGTAGTTCCTGTTGGTTCAACAGTACAACGTCCGCCTACACCCGGTACAGGAACACTGAGATTCAACACTGACAGCAATGTATTAGAAGTTTTTAATGGTGTAGAATTCAAAAACGTTACCAAACAAGGCACTGTTAATATCACCAAAGACACTTTTACAGGTGACGGCAGTACCACAGATTATGATCTTAGTTTAGCACCTAGTGCAGCAGAAAACATCATAGTATTTGTAGGAAACGTGTTTCAAATATCTGGCACAAACTACACAATATCAGGCACAACTATAACATTTACCAGTCCTCCGCCAGACACTCATACCGTTGTGGTTCTTCACGGGTTTGACAGTACTGTGGTAGATTAATCACAGTATAAATAATAATACAGACCCAGGCACACCCGGGATAGAACAGTGGTGTAGGAGAACAACACTATGGCAATTGGCCGTATTAGTGGTGCTATGCTTAAGAGCAATCTCTTAAGACAAGGCACTGATTTAGCATTTGAAACAAATTTATTATATGTTGATGTAAACAATGGTCGCATTGGCATAAACACAGACACCCCATCCTCTTCACTGCACGTTGATAATGTAACTGTGCAATCAAACCAAATTAGAAGTACCACAGGCACATTAGACCTAGGTGATGATGCTGCAAACATCAGCATTGGTGGCGGTGCTGAAAATTATGTACTCAGCACAGATGGCAATGGAAATATCGCTTGGAATAGTCTTAGTAGTTTGTCACCTGGTAGTTTAACAGGAATGGACATTGTGTTAAGCACGCCCACAGACGGTGATCTTGGTGGGAATGTAGCAGTAGAACTCGAAACCACTACCAAAGTAACCGATGCGATAGATACACTCAATGAAGTACTCGGCAAGTTGGTTCCAACTGCACCTGGAGATTTTCCACGCAGTCAAACCTTGTCTATATCAAGCACAAGCACATACCGAATGTGTGATTTCGTTCAAACAGACAATACAGACACTGGCGGAGCGAGTGTAGCAGGTGGCACAACAGTGTCTACTGTAAGACGCAGTGCAAGTTATTCTACAAACACAATATCTGACAGCGGGCCCGGTAATAGAGGCAATGTTAGTGTGTATGTAAATGGAGTCAGCACCGGCACTGTGCAATTAGACAATGATTCCAACAATGGCAATACTAGCGATTTAGTGATCAGTGATAATGTGGACTACGGTACAAAAACTGGCGATGCACTAGGTTTTTGGCAGAGCTTTGATACTAAAGCAACAGGTAGTGTGAGTGCTGGCTGGAACGAAGTTTACATCGAACACGACCAAGCCAGCAATACAAATACAGCCGTTTGGTATTATGATGCTAGTTCACCGGGCACACCTCAAATTTCAAACACAGTTTTTACTGTTGACAACGAAGACTTGAGTTATAGCAGTAGTGTTCCGCATTACACAAGCAACACAACTTGGGATATTAGTTTTGACGTCAACCGATTGTCAGGAGATATGTATCCAACAAGCAACACATTTGTATCAGGAAGTGCCGGGGGTGCATTCAGTGCTCCTAGCAGTGTTACATACTCTGGTGCAAGCATAACCACACCTTTGGCAAGAAATTTATATGTAGCTTCAGGATCAGCAAGCGTTACAACCAGTGTTAGTGTACGTAGCGGCCACGGCAGTAGCAACGGCAGCCCTAGTGTAAATGTACAAAACAGCTATGCTACTGGCACTGGGTCGCTAGATCCAAGTGCAACAGTGTTGTATATGACGGGTGCTAGCACCGGTGTTGTTGACGAAGACAATATAGAGGTTAGCAATGTTGGCGGCGGAAGTGGAAATGCAATTAGAGTAAGTGGCACTGGTACAGGAGATACACCTGACCTGAGTGGAGCTACAATCAGCGCCTGGAACGGCGAAAACACTATATTAGAAACCTACGAAGCAACAGTGGTTGCCGGAGCTGCCAGACACGATACTACAGATTACAGCACAGCTTATTTGCCAGTTGGACCAGATCTAAGCACAGGAAGAACCGGCTCGCAGTATCTTACATTTAGATTTGCAAGAACCACTGTAAGCAAGTTTGATATTCAGTATAGCGGAAAGATCACAGGATGTCAAGTTGCAATGCCTGGCACGGAATTAGACAACACTAGCAGTGCAAATGGATGGATTGATCCAACCAGCGAATATGCAGGATCTGGTATTCCAGGAGACAACAACACAGGTACAAACAGTGGAGATTTAGGGTGTGCTATTGGTGGTGTAATGTCCACAGGCAGTACAGTAAACAATCAAAGAACCACTGTAACATTTGGCACAGAAAGCAGCACCAATAGCACAAATAACTTTATATATGTAAGATTCAAACTGGAAGACGGTGACAGTATTACCAGTCTACAATTCCGGGAGGCTAGCAACTAATGGCAATCAGCACCGAACAGAAACTAGACTTCTTGTTTAAAAAATTGTTGTTTGGTAAAACCAAGTCAGACACACAAGAAAACAAATCGCCTTCAAACGAAGCAATAGCCAGTCCACTGTTGGTGCGTGGCGACAGAGTTTGGAAGCAGAGCAGTGACATACCGGCTACACCGCCTAGCAGTAATACAAGTGTGATAACAGTCTACAACGATGACGGCGGCAACACTGTAGAAACCACCGAAGATACAACCAGCACCGACAACCGAACGTGGACCACTGGGTTAGCAGATTGGATACCCACAGAGTTTGGACCACAATACATTGTAAAAGTATACATCGACGATCCAGGTAGTTCCAGTGCAGAAACTACTGGTACTAGAATTTTTCCAGACGGGTCAGGCGGTAGTGACAGCTTTATTTTTGATTATCAAGCAGGTGTTTTGCATTTTCCAGATTCTAATGTGCCCAGTGCTATCACAGGATCAAAAGTTCCTTATGTTGTAGGCTATAGATACACGGGCGAGTTTGGAGTTGGCGCAGCTTCTGGCGAAGATACACAGTTTGGTAATCTTGAAGTTAGCGACACAACAATTTCAACAGTGGTCAGTGGTGCTGACATAGTATTAAATCCAACCAGTGGCGGCAAAGTTATTGTAGACAGTGTCGAAGGTATGTTATTGCCGGATGGTACAACCAGTGATAGAAGTGTAACCCCAAGTGCAGGGGAAATACGATTTAACACTACAAACAGCACAGTAGAATTTTACAATGGCGAAGATTGGAAAAGTGTTGGTACACAGACAAATCTATCTGTAGACACCTTTACAGGAGATGGCAGTACAACAGATTTTACTCTAAGTCAAGAAACTTCAGATGCAGGTGTTATAGTTAGTATTAATGGTGTACTTCAGCACGATTCTAGTTATTCTGTTACAGGAACTACACTTTCTATGACAGAACCTGTGGCACAGGACGACACACTAGAAGCAAGAATCATCAGTACAATCGAGCACATTGAATATACAGTCGATTATAGTGATATTCAAAACAAACCCAATTTAGCAACCGAAACTTATGTAGATAATCAAATAGCCAATGTTGATACAAGTATATCTTCAGGAGATATAACCACAGCATTAGGATTTACACCAGGAATGCAAGGTCAATTACCAGTTTACACAGTTGCAGAAGCAAACTCCTTGTCACCTACACCCGAAGATGGTGCTATTGCTTATATTTCTAACGGTTCTGCTGGAAATCCTTGCTTATCAATATACAGTCAAGGCAACTGGAAAGTTGTTAATTTATTAGCTGGTAATATAAGTGCTACATAAATAATCTACTAGTATTTTCAACCTATAGGACCTATTATGGACATCTCTCAAGAAAAAGCCAATGAAATTATTGCACGCAGTCACGTGCATATATGTGTTCCTTGTTATGGCGGTATGGTTACAGAAGCAGTGATGAGCTCGCTTCTAAAATTTCAATTGATGGCAAGACAAGTAGGATTAAACTACACCATTGATACAATGATCAATGAAAGTCTTGTGACAAGAGCTAGAAACAATCTAGCCGCTAAGTTTCTCAGCAACAAGAATGCAACTCATCTCTTTTTTATCGACAGTGATATTAAATTTGAAGCAGGCGAAATAATCAAACTTGTGTTGCGTGACAAAGATATTGTAGGTGGTGCTTATCCTGCCAAAAAAGAACCTCCTTTTTATGTGTTAAACAAAGTAGCAGAACCTGAAATCGAAGGTGATCTATATGAAGTACGTCATTTAGGCACTGGGTTTTTGATGATCAAGCGTGCGGTTTTTGACAAGCTGATTGAAGTTATGCCGGAAACCAAGTACAAAGACAGCTTAAACTTGGGATCAACTCCAGACGGTGATCCTTATGAAAATTGGATGTATAACCTGTTTGATGTGGTAGTAGACGACAAAGGACATTTGTTAAGCGAAGACTGGGTTTTCTGCGATAGAGCCAGAGAACAAGGATTCAAAGTGTGGTGCGATACCACTATTCTACTACATCACGTAGGATATCACACCTTCAACGGCAGTATTGAAAAACTGAAAAAAACCATCACCGAGCACAAAAAATCTTCCTAATTTGATCATAAATACAATCGGTACACAGTTGCCGATTGTTTCCTTTCAATATAGTACCTACCCACACAAAAAACAAGCTCGCTCAATAAATACATTGTATTTGCCTAGATAATCAAAATGTCGACAATTATTTGGATCAATGGCAAATACAAAAAAAACAATACAAAGACAAAACTTTGTATAAGCATGCTTATATTGAGGAGCAAAATATAAAATGGCAATTACTCGTATTAATACCGATCAGATTACTGATCTTGCGGTTACTACAGCCAAAATAGCAGCCAAAAACATAACTAGCGCAAAGCTAGAAGATAATCTAAGTTATGGCAGTAACCTTACGATCACTGGTAATCTAACAGTACAAGGTACTACAACAGCAGTTGACAGTACCAACCTAACAGTAGAAGATCCAATTCTTGTGCTAAACAGCGGCGCAAGCACTGGTACACAAGATACAGGTATCTTGATTGAACGTGGTTCAGATGACAGCTATGCTCTTATCTGGGACGAAAGCGAAGACAAGTTTGTGTTTGCAAACGTTGGTTCTGAAGATGGAACTACAGCAGGTAACATCACAGTTGGCAGCAATGCTGACGTAGTAATGGGCAACCTAGAAGCTGCAGGGATCACAATAAGTGGCGACCTAACAGCTAATGCAATCACAGCTAACACTAGTACTACTACAAACACACTAACAGTGAACACTACCAGCACATTTAGTGGTGACATTGATCTAAACGCAAACATTGACGTGAGCGGAAATGCAGTAGCAGATGCACTAACAGTTAATAACGCTGGCACAATTGGTGGAACGCTAACAGCTAACGCTTTAGTTGTTAACACTACAGCTACTATCGAAGGTGATGTTACAGCCAATGCTAACGCTACAGTAGCAGGTACACTAGACGTAACTGGTGCAGCTACATTTGCTAGCACAGCAGTTATCGAAGGTGATGTTACAGCCAATGCTAACGCTACAATTGCTGGCACAGCAAATGTAGAAGGTGTATTAACAGCCAATGCTAATGTTGATATCAATGCCAATGTCGACACAAGTGGCGATACAACTACGCAAACACTAACAGTAAATGGCGCAAGCACACTAGGTGGTGATGTAGATCTAAACGCAAACATTGACGTAAGTGGCGATACAACTACAGATACACTAACAGTAAATGGCGCAAGCACACTAGGTGGTGATGTAGATCTAAACGCAAACATTGACGTAAGTGGCGATGCAGTGGCAGCAACACTAACATCAAATGGCGCTACTACTACAAACACACTAACAGTTAACACTACCAGCACATTTGGTAGTGATGTAGATGTAAATGCAAACATTGACGTAAGTGGCGATGCAACAACAGCAACACTAACAGTGAATGGTGCAAGCACACTAACTGGTGACGTAACTGCAAGTGCAAATGTTGCTGTAACAGGTGAAATGGCAGCTGACACAGTTGTTGCTAACACAAGTGCTACACTAGCTAGTGCGGCAGTAAGTGATCTAACAGAAGATCGTCTAGTTATTGCTGGTACAGCAGGTGAGCTAGAAGACAGCGGCGACCTAACATTCGACGGCAGTACATTTACAGTAGGCGGCACAGCAGGTGCTAGCATTGCTGGTGCAACAGCCATCGAAGGTGCGCTAACTGCAAATGGTACAGCAGACCTAAACGGTGATATCACTGTAGGTGCTAACGTAACAATTGATGCAGGTGCAAACCAAATCACTAACGTTGCTGATCCAACAGCTGCACAGGCAGTTGCTACAAAAGCATATGTGGACAATCAATTAGGCAGTGATGTAAAAGAGCGTATCGAAGAAGGCAACAGCCGTGTTGAAGTACACGATGCAGTTGGCGAAGACGGTGGTGCAGTATTCATCAGCACCGAAATCAATGATACTGTTATTGCAAATGTAACATCAAGTGGTATGACAATTGAAAGCGGTCATTTGATTGCTGGCAATATCAAGATCGAAAACAATACCATCAGCACTGACAGTGACAGCACAACACTTACTATTGACCCATATCCAGCAGGTAGCGGCGGTTCTGTTGTAATTCAAGGTAACCTACAGGTTACAGGTACAACAACCACAGTTGATAGTACAGTAGTAACAATTGCTGATCCAATCTTTGAACTAGGTGACGACTCATCTGATGACAATCTAGATCGTGGTATCAAAGCAAAGTACAACGACGGTACAGCCAAGATTGCGTTCTTTGGTATGGATGATAGCGCAAGTGAGTTTGTGTTCATTAGCGATGCAACTGACACAAGCAGTGTAATGACTGGTAATCTAGGTAGTGCGGCTTTTGGTTCACTGCGTGTTACTGATCTAACAGATAACCGTGTACTAATTGGTGGCACAAATGGTGAAATTGAAGATAGTGCAAACCTAACATTTGACGGCAGTGTACTAGGTGTAACAGGTGACGTAACAGCTACAGGTGACATTACAGGTGATACCTTGATAGCTAACACAAGTGCTACACTAGCAAGTGCCGCAGTAAGCGATCTAACACAAACTCGTATTGTAATTGCAGGTGCAAGCGGTGAACTACAAGACAGTGCTAACCTAACATTCTCAGGTGGTGCATTGACTGTAACTGGTACTGCTGATATTAGCACAAGTGTTACAACCGGCACACTAACTGTTAATACTACATCAACATTTGGCGGTGACATTGATCTAAATGCAAACTTGGATGCAAGCGGCAGTGTAACAGCTGACACACTAGTTGCCAACACAAGTGCTACACTAGCAAGTGCAGCAGTAAGCGATCTAACAAGTGGTCGTGTTGTGCTAGCTGGCACAAGTGGCGAACTAGAGGACAACGCCGGTCTTACGTATGACGGCAGTGATCTAAGTGTCACTGGCAATGTTGCAGCAACTGGCGAAGTTAGTGGTGCTACACTAGACATAACTGGCGCAAGCACACTAGGTGGTGATGTAGATCTAAACGCAAACATTGACGTAAGTGGCGATGCAGTGGCAGCAACACTAACATCAAATGGCGCTACTACTACAAATACACTAACAGTTAACACTACCAGCACACTAGGTGGTGACATTGATCTAAATGCAAACTTGGATGCAAGCGGCAGTGTAACAGCTGACACACTAGTTGCCAACACAAGTGCTACAGTAGAAGCACTAACAGTTAACACTACTAGCACACTAAGCGGTGACGTAGATCTAAACGCAAACATTGACGTAAGTGGCGATGTAGTAGCATCTACACTAACAGTAAATGGCGCAAGCACCTTAGGTGGTGATGTAGATGTTAATGGTAACATCGACGTAAGCGGTGATACAACAACTAATACACTTGAAGTTAATACAACATCAACATTTGGCGGTGACATTGATCTAAATGCAAACTTGGATGCAAGCGGCAGTGTAACAGCTGACACACTAGTTGCCAACACCAGTGCTACACTAGAAGCATTAACAGTTACCACTACCAGCACACTAGGTGGTGACGTAGATCTAAACGCAAACATTGACGTAAGTGGTGATACAACTACAAATACACTAACAGTAAATGGTGCGGCTACAATCAATGGCGACATTGATCTAAACGCAAACATTGATGTAAATGGTGATGTTGTTGCTGATACACTAACAGCTAACACAAGTGCTACACTAGCAAGTGCAGCAGTTAGTGATCTAACAAGTGGTCGTGTTGTACTAGCTGGCACATCAGGTGAACTAGAAGACGATGCTGGTCTCACATACGACGGTAGTGATCTTTCGATCACAGGCAACGCCAAAGTATCAGCTGACGTAGAAGTTAGCAGTCAAATCATCATCGGTGATGTTCTAGCAAACATTGCAGCAGACGCAAGTCTACATATTGCTAGCACAGATTCAATGATTTTGCCAAATGGTACAACTGCGCAACGTCCAGGTACAGCCGTAGAAGGTATGATGCGCTACAACAGTTCAATCGACGATGTTGAAATCTACGACGGATCAGACTGGGCTACACTGGGTAGTGAGTTTACACTAATCCAAAGTGAAACATTCACAGGCGACGGTAGTACTACTGCATTCACACTACAAGATGAGTACACTACTGCAAGTGTAATTGTTAGCATCAACGGTGTGGTACAGATTCCAACAACTGCATACGCTGTGAGCAATACAACACTAACATTCACAGAAGCACCAGCAAACGGTGATACTGTGGAAGTGCGTGAGCTAACAACCACAACTACTGTACAAGCAATCCAAAATGGTTCGGCTAGCAAAGTAGTTGCTAACACCAGCAACGTTGAAGTTGAAGTTGGTGGTAACGTAGTTGCTACTTTCACAAGTGCTGGCCTAGAGCTAGACACAGCAGCCAACAGTATTGCCAAAGCAGACACCAGTGTAACAATCAGTGATCCAGGCACACCTGGTGAGATCAAGTTCACAGCTGATGGCACACACGTTGCTACATTCACAGACCAGGGCCTAATTCCAACTGTAGATTCAGATGGTACAACTGGTTTTGACTTGGGTAGTGCTAGCAAAGCGTGGCGAGACGTGTATGTATCATCAGGATCGTTGTATGTAAACGGTCAGAAGGTGCTTGAAAGTAACCCAGACTCAGACATCATTATCACAGCCGACCAAGACCAAACACTTAAGGTTCAGTCAAAAGGCACAGGTGACATTGAGTTCTCGGCTACTGGCACTGGTACAGTTCAGTTCAAGAGCGATATCACAATGGCAGCAGGCGTAAGCCTAGTAAGTGCCGATGCTAACCCAGTAGACTTTACCAACGGTGTTAAAGGTGGTAACGTTGCAATCAGTGGTAATCAGATCACAAATGCCAACACAGACCAAAATCTAAACCTAAGTGGTAACGGTACTGGTATTGTTAGTGTAAATGATGATATGACAGTGTCTGGTAACCTAACTGTACAAGGTACTACTACCACAATAGAAAGCACAAACTCACTGATCAATGATGCACTGATTGTACTGGCCAACGGTACAAGTGGTTCACCAGCCAACGACAGTGGTTTTGTTATCGAGCGTGGCAGCAGTTCAAATGTTGCTATGGTTTGGGACGAAAGTGCTGACGAGTTTGCACTTGTAACCACACCCGAAGACGGTACAACAACTGGTGATATTACTATCAGCAGCTATGCCAATCTACAGGTTGCAACACTAACAGGTACAGCTACACAAGCTGAATACGCTGACTTGGCTGAGATGTATGCTGCTGATGCAGAATACGCTCCAGGCACAGTTGTTGTATTTGGTGGTGACGCTGAAGTTACAGCAGATGCCAAAGACGCTGATCGCAAGATAGCAGGTGTAGTTTCTACTAACCCAGCTCACTTAATGAACAGTGCTATGGAAGCAGATCACACTGTAGCAGTTGCACTAACAGGTCGTGTCCCAGTTAAAGTAACAGGTACTATCGCCAAAGGTGATATGCTGGTTGCAGCTGGTAACGGCGTTGCACGTGCAGAAGCTGATCCTAAGATGGGTAGCGTAATTGGTAAAGCACTTGAAAACTTTGACGGCGCCGAAGGCGTTATTGAAGTTGTAGTAGGTCGTTTATAATACAAGTATTATAGATAGCTTATCACAAGCTAAACCAGAAGAAAGGTCGCTTCGGCGGCCTTTCTTTTTGACTAAATAATAGCATACATTGGAGCAGTACACGGTATGGCTATTATTACACCCCCTAGCACCGGATTAACAAAACCTAGACAAACACAATTAAACACAAACAAAACAGAATTCAACGATCCATTGTTGCTGATAAACAAAGGCGAAGGCCAGTCAAACGACGGTGACATAGGTTTTATTTTTGATCGTGGCACAGATACTAATGTAGGTATTATTTGGGACGAAACCGCAGACGAGTTTGCGTTTATAAACACCAGTGAAACAGGAAATACCGACGGCAATATTGCTATATCTTCGTATTCCAGTATAAAGTCAGAAACTTTAAATTGCACAGGAACTGGCGCATTGCAGTTACCTGTGGGCACTACTGCACAAAGACCACAGTCGCCCAGTGTTGGAATGATGAGATTCAACACAGATACCAATCATTTTGAAGGCTGGACAGGCAGTAATTGGATCCACCTAGAAACGGTATACGGATAATATGTCAGAAAAATTTTTTTGTAGTTTTCCGTGGGGTCATTTGGATATTGAAACAAACGGCGATATAAAATATTGCTGTGCCAGCAGCTACGATGATGATCACAAATTCAAAGACGAAAACAATCAACATTATAACATACACACTCACAGTATAAAGGATGCCTGGAACAGCTCGAGAATAAGAGCACTGAGACAAAAATTATACAACGGAGAACGAGCACCGGAATGCGCTAACTGTTGGCAAAGTGAGGACATTGGCGGCTGGAGTGTGAGAAAAGCTGCACAAGGTGCAGAAAAAGACAGCTATCCGTGGATCTCTGAAATCATTAAAAAATCAGCACAAAACAATTTTTATGTTGATCATACGCCATACTTTTATCAAATTCAAACCGGTAACCTATGCAATCTAGCCTGTAAGATGTGTCACGCAAATTATAGCACAACCTACGGCGAATTTTACAGTGAAATATATGAAGATGTAAGTCTTCCAAAATACCAGCCTGATACTGAATATGCAAAATCTCCAGATCACAGAGTCAAAGATCCAGTAAGATTTGACTGGCCGTCTACAGTTGGACTTACACAGTTAATAGACGACAACAAGCTCAAAAATTTAACTAGATTATATTTGAGCGGCGGCGAACCTACTATCATCAAAGAAAACTTGGATTTTTTAGAAAAACTAGTAAACAACGGATACAGTAAAAATATATTTTTAATTATTACAACCAATATTACTAAAATACACCCTAGATTTGCAGAAGTTTTAAAACATTTTAAAACTGCTATGCTCATATGTAGTATGGATGCAGTAGGCGAGCCAAACGAAATACAAAGATACCCTACGGTTTACGAAACAGTTGAAAAAAATCTACAAACTTACATAAATCTTAGCAAACAACATCAAAATATAAGAGTATCATTGAATATTGTTTTGTCTTGTTTGACATTGCCGTATGTTGATAAGTTACTACAAAAATACATAGATACAATCAAAGAAAATGAAATATCAATTGATATTGCAGGTGTTCCTTTTGTTGAAAAAGGAGATTTAAATATAAAATGTGTCCCGCAGGAAATTGCAACTAATACAGCACAAAAACTCAAAAGTATATTGGATATCAATAAACAAGATATGCCTTCTTATGCAGTTGGAAATTTTGTCGATCTAATAAGTGCACTAGAAAATTGGCAATACAATCATGAAAATAATTATGCAGATATACATAATATTTTGGATCGCATACAAGCACACCACCCAGATAGAAACATAAAACAAATTTTTGACATTTACTATGAGAATTGCTATGCTTAAAAAATATTCACAAGAAGACTACATTGGCGAATACATTATAGCCAAAACCAGTATACATCAAGGCAAAAAGGTAGAAGTGCGAGAATGGATAGATCCTACTTTTACCAATACCAAACACAACAGTGTAGCACACGTTATCGGCAATGGTATCAGCAGAGATGGCTTTAAATTAGATAAACTAGCGGAAGTACACGGCGGTTTACTGGCCAAGGAGATGGGACAAACATATGGATGTAACGCACTATACAGAGATTTTTCGCCAGATTTTTTAATTTTAGCAAGCCAGATTATGGCAGACGAATTTGCAGAAGATTTTCCCAACGATAAAACTATAGCTGTAAGTTGGTCAAAGAATTTATTGAGACATCCTGGCAAGTATCACTTGATGCCGTACAATATCAAACTGTGTGCCGGTGCTAGTGCTGCATACCTTGCGTGCTTTCACGGTCACAAAAAAATATACCTGCTAGGATTTGACAATCAAACACACGGCGATATGAACAATAATCTCTACGCAGGAACCGACGGGTACGACGGTGTTGAAAAGCTAGCTCCAGATCACGTATACATCAAAGATCTAAATGATGTTATGAAGACGTATGATGATGTTGAGTTTGTACGAGTAGCATCTTCGGTACGTGCCCAAGTTCCAGAATTGTGGAAGTGGAGAGAAAACTTTAGACAAATAAACCACCGAAACTACATAAGCGAGGCTGACTTAGGAGTCACACTACACTATCTTAAAAACTAGTGCTCACTATAGTTCTTATTTTTTGCTTGATTACGTCAATTCTTAGACTGCTAAACACTCCCGGGTGCAATGGCATAGGCCAGCTGTCTATTTCTGTCCAACAGTAGCCTTTGTGTTCTTGATTTAAAACAGGCATAAATTCATTGTCTACTATACAAACATAAGAATTGTATTCAAAATTATTGTTGGTAAATTTTTCTATAGGAATTATTTTTTGTATAGGAGGAATATCAGTGCCTATTTCTTCTGTGATCTCTCTGTGCAAAGTTTCAATTGGAGTTTCACTTCCTTCACTTTTACCACCCACAAAACCCCACGTGTTCTCGTGCCGGCCGTCAGCTCTCATCAAAAACAACCATCTGTGTGTTTGTTTACTGTAAAACAGTGCTCCTGCACCTTGTATCAAATTACTAAACTCCATAATCCGTTGATATACTCACCTTCATAAGACTTGACCCAAAATGATCCGTTGAACTTGTATTGTATTCCTGTAGTGATGTTGGTTACATACTGTAGTTCTGTGGTTTCGCTTGCATCAAAAACTACATTCCACCTCACACCGTCAAACTCCACAATGTCATACTCGCCTGCTACTAAGTCAAATCCATCCAGACCTTTCCAAGCATCAGGACCGTCACTG